TGGGCTGCAAGAGACGCAGCAACAACCTCCGCGATGTCGATCGCTTCGGGATCGTAGTCACCAGCGGCATGAGCTACCGGGACACACACCGGCGGGTCGTACCCGTCGCGGTAACATTTGTAGATTGTCTGCGGCGCTGACTGATCAGTTGGAGGCGCGGCAGGTGCAGCGATTGAGATCAGGGCGATTGAGATCAGAGCGGCAAAGGCGGTGAGAAAATACGTGCGGTTCATTGGATACCTTCAGAATGATCAGCGTGATTTCCATCCAGACTCTTTCAGCCACCCGCTGCCTTGGAAGTATCGGGGTGGAAACCCTTCCTCTCATCTCACACACCCCGCCATGAGGGGCGCGCCAGGCCGATGAGCTGTGTCGCTTCGCCGTGGGTTGTTTAAGAGACGACGTCCTGCAGCAGGAATCCGAGATCGGCGGCGGTGACGACTTCGCGCACGGACTCACCGACGCGCACCTTCTGGCCGCCCTTCAGGCCGATGTTCTTGTCTTCCCAGTTGCCGCCGACCTTCGGGCCGAACTGCGCCGTGTAGCCGTACGTCGTGCCTTGGGTGGGCGTGGCCTTTGGGTTCAGGTGCAACAGCGCACAGTGATTGCCCCAGGCGCGCACGATGTTCGGCGCAGCGCCTTTCTTCGCGGTGTTGAAGAAGGCGCGGCCCACCCACACGCTCTCGAGTTCGAACAGTTCGGCGAGGTAGCTCAGCGTTGCCTTGCCCTTGTCGCCGTCACTGCCGTGGAAGCCCTTGAGGATCACTGGATGGCGCAGCAGCTTGGACGCGGCCTTGTGGCCGAGCACCATCGTGTTGGGACGCATGATCCTGGTGTCGAGTGCGTCCTGGATGTCATCGATCGGTTGGGAGTCAGCGTGTGCGACGTCCCATCGGTCGTTGCCAGCGAGCTGCAGCTTGCTGCCCGCGTCGTAGGTGCCCGCAGCGAACACCAGGTTCGCGGTGCGTACTTCACGGTCCAACGCGACCAACTCGGTGGTGAACTCGGCGCTCACCAAAACAGGGTCGGGCAACCCTTCCTTCTCAGCGATGGCGATGTCCTCGTTCGGCACCACGCCATCCAAGCCGTAGTCTTCGGTGAAGTTGGGCGTCTCCTGGCCCTCGAACTCGATCTCGGTGACCTTGCCCTTGCGTCCCACGCGAGTGTTCGGGACCGTGAAGGCCATGCCCTTGGGCCACACGGTGTGCTTGAAGCTCTTGGTGCCCACCGCGTGGCAGCACGCGATCTGCGATCAGCTCCGCATTGCGATAGGCGACCGCCACCGCGACGATCGCGGGGTTGACTGGAAACGGTGCGTACGTGCCCGACATCGGTTGGCTCCTAAATACTTTCGCGTGCGTGAAATGAGTTGGTTATTGCAGCCCGATCAGAACACGAGGTCGACGGTGCGATATCGCGTGCGCACTCGCAGCGGGCTGTTGCCAGTGATGATTTCGCCGGTGAGCATGTGCAGCACCAGCGCGGCGTTCTCCACCGGCGTCTTGGCGGCATCGGACAACGGATAGACGTGTCGGTACTGATCGGCGGTTTGATCCAGGAAGCCAGTCGCTTCGATTTGCGCCACGATCAGACCGGCAGCGTTGGTGTACTTGGTGGCCAGATCTTCGCCGGCCGCGATGCCCGCATAGGCCGCCGAGTTATAGTCCATGAAAAAAAGCTGATCGACCAGGATCAGACCCTTGCCGACACCCGGCGCAGCCACCAGCTGCTTGGGGGTTGCGAAGAGCGCGAGCAGTTCGCCCGTCGACACAGTGACATCGACGGTCGCGATCGAGGTGTCATTCGCGATCACGGTCGGGTGGACCATCACGAGGATCTTCTCGCCAGCCACGCCCGACTCTTCGGCTATGCCGACCACATGCAGGGTTGCGCCCGCCACGATCGCCGCTGCGACACCCTTGCCGTTCGCATCCGAGGTGACGTACTGGCCGCGGGTGACGGTGCCGCCCAATTCGACGTACTGCAAGCCGAGGCGGGTGACGTCGATGAAGCCACCGATCGGGGGATTGACGTGCTCGACCGACACGCCGAGCAGTGCAGCGGCACCATCGGTGCCCTGGATCACGGTGAAGTCCGATCCACCCCACTTGACCAGGCGCGAGGCAGCCACGAGTGCGCCGGTGGAGTATGACTTGGCCAGGATGTTGTTCATTGCTGAGTGGTGCTCGCTTCAGATTGAGTGATGGACCCGCGGCTTCAGGTGTCCGCTTGCAGTTTCTGGATGTGCTGAATCGCCTGGGCGACGCTCACGACGCGGCCCTTGGCCTTCTCTGATTCCTGGAACTGGACCGCAGCGGCGGCGAGCTGCTGGGAATTGTCGAGGTCAACCGGCGCGACTCGTTCGTCGCCCGCGACTTCGCCGAAGTGGACAACCTTGGGTTGCGCCTGGAGATAGGACTTGAACCAGTCCAGGGTCGCGGCCTTGGTGGTCTTGCCGGCTTCCGAGAATTCGATGGTTCCGGCGTTGGCCAGAGAATCGAGGAACGCGACCAGGCCGATGCGGTGCACCGGCAGCACTCTGCCCGCCTGCACGAGCTGCTCCGCGAAGGCAGCATTGGTGGCATTCAGTTGCGTACGTTGCTGCGCGCTGAGTTGCGTCTCGCGATCCTTGATGCCCGCCTCGCGGCGATCCAGATCCGCGGCGCGGCGCGCCAGCTCTGCTGCATCCATCGTTGATTTCTCCGTCTTGATTGGTGGCTCGCTGTACGCGGGCATGGGGTTGCCGGACTCTTCCAGAGATTTGATCTGCCAATCCGGGAGCACGGTGTCCGCGACCTCCAGGCCGCGATCGCCAATGAGCCACTCGCGCAAGCGTCGAAACATCGACACCAGCGTGGTGGTCTGCCATTCGGCAAACTCGACGACGCCCACGGCGCTCGAGCTGAAGCTGGCGGACTTGAGGCCCTTGATGGCCGGTGGCTCGGCGCCGAGGAATCCAACGTGGCGCAGGTACAGCTTGCCGGGCGTGGGATTGCCCGGTGCATCTGGCAGGTACCAGGCGCTGGAAATTTTCTTGAACGATCCCGCGCTCACCATCTCGGCGAACTCCGGGTTCACCTGCTGGGTGTCTGCCTCGATCGCGCCATCAGAAGAGAAGTGCAGTCCGCGGATCCAGCCATAGGCCGGGTGGTCAGTGGCCGGATGGCCAACGACGATCGGCGCCTCGTGGACGGCCGGGTCGTATGCGGCGACGGCGGCGCGCAACGCAGCCTCGCTGAACTCATATGACTTGCCATCCGCTGCGGTGTGCTTGCCGATGCGGAAGATCTGGAGGCGCTTGGTAGACAAGGATCTTTGCTCCGACTGGTAGAGTCGTCGGGGCGAATCCTGCTCAATCGAGGCGCCAGCGGTCTTGTCTCACATGAGAAAGTAACAGGCGAATGCAGCGCGCGCAGCAAGCCACCCTCCAGCGTAGCTTTGGCGGGGCAATTTTGCGAATGGTTCCAGCGGTGAATGAGGTAGGACTCGCGGCGTTCCCTGACGCGGTCAAGCGGGGCGGTGTGAGCGCGACAGAGGAAACGCCGCGGGCCTACCTGATGGGTATTTGATCACGTGCCGCAGGTGCACGTGACCGTCCATTTCTGGACTAGTACCGAATTAAACCCCAGTTGCATGAGGATGCTCTAGTCTGATTCGATCGACTGATGCAGATGAGGAGCAACGTCCTCAAAGTCGTTTACTCCAACCACCTTGCAGTCCGGTGATAGGAAGAACACTTCATTCTTCAAGACGTAAGCTCCAAACCCGTTTCTGGCGCGGTACTTGAATCGAACGCTGTAACTTACCGGTAGCTTTAAATCATTCATGGCATGGACGTTTACGTCGCTCCACTCAACGTCCTGGAGTCGAGGATCATCAAGATTGCCTGCGAGGTGCTCAAGTACGGCTGGCACTGAGCCGTCCGATAGCGATTGGGAGCATAGCGACTTAATCTCTTGCTGGGTTTTTTGGCTCTGTATTTGTTTTGTTTCTTTATTAGAGCTTCCACCTACAAATGCTGCTGCCGCGAGCAATGTTACGAATCCAACAATCAGCCCGCCACCTATAATGATCACAATTCTCATATCTACTTCTCCTACATCAGGCTTTGTCTTCAATCGACTTCGGGGAGTTTCGCTTCGAAAATCGGGAGGTAAGGTGGTGCAAATCTTTGCCAGGAACCCGCTGGACGTTCTCCAGATGAACTCACCGAACTCAGCCTGGGGGTCGACTGACGCAAATTCCCTACCCCAGGTAGGATCATAGATGCCGGTCTGGGCTTGACGAGGGGCTTCAGGAGACGACTTCGACCTTACCCCCTTACCTCAGCAGCCAAAATGGTCTGCAGATCAACTGATCCATTTTCTCGTGCGCCGTAGGAAATATCATATTGACCTTTAATCCTATTGCGTGCTAGGCGCATGTATGCGTTGTGTTGTCAACTGCCTACTTGTGTGTGTCTGCAAATTTATGAGCCAACCTTAATAGCATCTCTCTTTCGTCCTCATCACAGCGGCGCCAGTTCATTAGCAATCTGACCTCCTCCGCCGAGGGCGCAGTCGCCACCAAAGATTTAAAAGCAGCGGCCCTCATTTTTTGGTTGTCTGACTCAGATCCGGCTGCCTTGAGTTGATCCGATAAGTAGGCAGCGATGCTCACCCAATCAATTGGCGACGCCAGTGACGCCCTCGTACCCATGATTATGTAGAACACGTCAGCTCCCGCTGCAGCCCACGAGGCCAACACATCGGCATCAGGCCGATATTTGTTTTGCTCCCAATCAATTTGGGACCTCTTCGACGCACCGCCCACCTTCGCGAACGCCTCCTGCGATAGCTCTAGCCGCTGCCGCTCTTCCTTAATCCTTTCCCCTATTGCCACAATTTCCGCACCTCGCCCATTGACAGGTGCGGAATTCCGCACCATTATCACCACACATGGACACAATTTACCCCGCCAGCCAATGACCAAGCCATTGCTCAAAAGTCCCGAGCAAGTCAAAGCGGAATTCATCGCCAACGGAATATCGATTTCCGAGTGGTGCAGGGCCAACGGCTTCAACCGCTATGTGGTCCATGACCTCCTGAGAAGGAAGCGCATCGGCCGACGCGGCGAAGCACACCGTGCCGCGGTCGCACTGGGCATGAAGCGTGATCCAAGCCGAGGGAGAAAACGATGACTCTCCACGGCTCAACGTACGTTGACCACGACTTAGTCGGATTAGACCAGCGGCTCGCCGACCTGATCAAGCTTGATCACCTGCTCATCGAGCTTTCGCAGGAGACGCTCACCACGGTGCGTGGAGAGATCGCGGCCACCGTCGCGCGCACGAGCAGCACTAGAACGATGCTGCTCGCGATGCGCAATGGATTGCTCACCGCAATTGACACCGAGCTGGCGGAGCGCGCCCGCTTTCGAGTGGGTGCGCCGCTATGACGCGGCGAGCCTCCTACCGTCAGCTCGAGGCGCGACAGCGCTTCCGCCGCTATCGCTGCCGATGCGTGCGGTGCGAACACCGTCGCACCTTTCGCGATAACCCCAGGCAAATGCGTCGAACGGTCAAGTGCCATGCATGCGGCCACGGCCTGTGGCGCATCGACTGGTACCGAACGACGCGGCGCAGGCCGTGG